TCACCGCGACCTAGCTTCTGGGCGTTCTCGATGTGCGCGTCGAGCATCGGGTCGCCCGAGTGCGCTACCTCGCCGGCTCGGGTCAACTCGGCCAGCCCCATACAGACCGCCGTGGTCTCGGCCGTCAGCGCCTCCAGGTTCACTCGGCGCGGTGGCCAGTTGCGGGTGCGCTTCTCCGTCATGTCGGCCGCGATCGAGGCGGCTGGGCCCGCAGGGAACCAGCCGACGACGCGCGGCTTCACCCTCGCGACGATTGCCGGCAGCTCGGCCCTCAGCGCCTTCGTGCAGCCGAACCCGGACCACGCCTGAACGACGTCGATGTGCACGCGGCCGTCGACGACGGCAGCGGCGACGAGCGAGGCATGCGAGCCGTCGAGGCTAACGTCGAGGCAGAGCGCCACCTTCTCCCGGTGCTGGGCTAGGTCGAGCGGCTCGGTCGCCGCGGCCGCTCGCCACAGATCCGGATCGATCGCCGGGTCGAGCAGCGTCACCCGCTGGCACAAGATCTCGGTTCGGAAGTCCGCAAGCTCCTGGCCGCCGGCACGCTTGGCACGCCGGGCATCGGCGAGCAGCGTGTCTATGTCGATCCGTAGGCCGACGCTCGGGTTCGCAGCGCAGAGCGCCACTGGGTCATCGGGCTCGCATCCCGGCGCGGCGCTCCACTCGAACAGGCCGAGCCGATGATCACCGACACCGGTCTCGATGAACTCGACAGCGGGATCGCGCAGCTGGTCGAGCACGATGCTCTCGTCGTCGCCCTGGTTGCTGATCGCGATGACCTGCCGCTCGGCTACCGCGTTCATGGCGTTCGAGGCGCTCGACCAACACTCGGTGTTCCGGTGCTCGCGGATCTCGTCACACAACCAGCGATGCACGGTCATCGAGCGGCCGGCCCTGCCGTTATTCGCCGCGAATGTGTACTCGGCGCCGTCGAGCGTCCTGAAGGACTCCTCACTGATCGTCCTGCGGACCGCCTCCGGGCCGAGCCGTTCAGCCAGCCACGGGCTGCTCTCGGCCATGTCGATGACCTGATTCCACGTGCGCTTCGCATAGCTGCGGTCGGTGGACGTGCCGAGGATGAGCGGGATGTTCTCGACGAAGAGCCAGTACAGGATGAGGATCTTGCACAGCGTCGTCTTGCCGTTCTGGCGCGCCACGAGCACGAGCACCTGGCGGAAGCGCGGCCGGCCGTCCGGCAGCAGTTCGCCGAGGTGGATCACGAGCCACTGTTGCCACGGGTCGAGCGGCATCCCCAAGACGTGCTCGGCGAACCAGATGACGTCATACCCTACGGAGGTATCTGGCGTCAGTTCGCGGAGCGGCGGTGTCCACAGTCGAGGCTCGGTCGAGCCGAGGACTTCAGCCGGCGGTGCGATGCTCTCGGCGGCGGCGGAGCTCGTCGAGCGGCGAGGTCGGCTTGGCATCGTCAGCGACCCCCTTCACGACCGCGGCGCGGGCCCGGGGCGTCATCAAAAGGCTTTCCAGGCACTGAAGTAGGGCCGGACCGAGCTTTTCCATCGGCTCGAATGCGTCGATGCGCTGTGCATACGTGATAGCCAACTGCACCGCACCTGCATCGCGCTCATCCGTGACAGCGTTAAGCGCTGTGCGTACCGATTTCTCCAGCGCGCCCGGCATATGAGCAGGTTACCCGTACCCCCCAGGTGTATACACTCAGCGTATGAGGTTGAGGTGGCCGTGGCGCCGCGCTGAGTCGCGCTCGCTCGTGTCCATCTCCGACCCGGCGCTCGTCGAGTTGTTCGGTGTCGGCTTCCCGAACTACTCCGGCGTCGAGGTAGGCGAGGGCTCCGCGCTTGGCATCTCGGCCGTCTACCGCGCCGTGGCGCTGATCGCCGGCACCGTAGCGACGCTTCCGCTTCGGACGCTCCGGGACACCGGCGACGGCATGCGCCAGCGGGTGAACAGCTTCCTCGACAACCCAGGTGGACCGGACGGGCCGACACCGTTCGAGTGGACCGAAACCGTCCTGCTCCACCTGCTGTTGCACGGCAACGCATTCCTCGTGCACATCTTCGGTGGGGCCGGTCAGCTCATCGCCTTGATGCCGATCCACCCGCTGTGCGTCACGATCGAGCCGGCCGACGTGCCCGGCGGGAAGCGCTTCAAGGCGTCGCTGGTGGACGGCACGCTCCGCGAGTTCGACGCCACGACGATGACCCACATACCCGCCCTGAGTATGGACGGCCTCCGCGGGCTCTCCCCGATCGCTGTCGCCCGCAACTCGCTCGGTACCGCGATCGCGGGTGACCGGGCAGCGGCCCGGATGTTCTCCACCGGCGCGCTGATCTCCGGCATGGTCACGCCCGAGGAGGACGTCGAGGAGGACGAGGCGAAGGCCATCAAGGCCGCGCTCGACCAGAAGATGACCGGGTGGGAGAACGCGGGCGGCATCTCGGTCATCAACCGCCGGCTGAAGTTCACGCCGTGGACGATGTCCGCCGAGGATGCGCAGTTCTTGCAGAGCCGCGCGTTTCAGATCGAGGAGATCGCCCGGTGGTTTGGCGTGCCGCCGCACCTGCTGGGCCAGACCGACAAGCAAACCAGCTGGGGTCAGGGCGTCGAGTCGCAGAACCGCGGCCTCGCCCGATACTCGCTGCACCCGTGGACCGCCCGGATCGAGCAGCGGCTGTCGCGTCTGCTGCCCAACCCGCGGTTCGTCGAGTTCGAGTTCGCCGGCTTGGAGCGGCCGACTCCCGAGGCTGAGATCGACCTGCTTATCAAGCAGGTGACAGCTGGGCTGCTGACCCTCAACGAGGCACGCGCGATCCGCAACCTTCCGCCGCTGGACACGCCGACCCCGGCCGAGCAGGCGGTCGGCGATGTTAACGGCGACATTTCCGACCAGGCGTTGGAGGTGGCCGCATGAGCCTGACCCGCGTCGAGGTCCGTTCGGTGCCGGAGTTGAAGGGCAACAAGCTCGGCGGCTACGCGGCCGTGTACGACCAGACGACCGACCTTGGCTGGCTGGGCAAGGAGCGGATGCAGCGCGGCTCGCTGGATGCCGCACTGAAGATCAGCGACCCGCGCTCGCTCTACAACCACGACCCGCGCTATGTCCTGGGCCGGGCGTCGGCCGGCACGCTGCGGCTCAACTCCGATGACCACGGCCTGGAGTACGAGGTCGACCTACCGAACACCAGCTACGCGAACGACCTCCGGGAGCTCGTCGAGCGCGGCGACATCACCGGCGCCTCGTTCGCGTTCGTGCCCGGACTGTCCACTTGGGATACCGAGACGCAGACCCGCACGCACACCAGCGTCAAGGAGTTGGTTGACGTGTCGCCGGTGACGTTCCCGGCCTACGGCGGTGCTTCGACCGAAGCCCGCTCCGTTTTGCTCCCGGCCGTCCGGCTGCGGAGCCAACTGATCCGGGCCCGCGCTCGGGTGACCCTGAGGGGTGGGAAGTGACCGTGGAAGAGATCCTCGCCGCTCTGCAGGCGATCATCGACGGCGCGCAGGGCGACAACGGCCAGCCGCGCGACCTCACCGAGGAAGAGGCGGCGCGATACGAGCAACTGGAGGCGCAACTCGCGGTCGCGCGTCGGTCGGCCGAGATCCGCCAGCGCAACAGCGCCTACAACACGCCGGCGCCCGGCCAGATGGTGTATCCGGTGGCCGCGCCGCGCGAGGACAACACGCTTGAGCGCGCGTTCGAGAGCTACCTCCGCACCGGTCTGGCGAACCAAGACATCACGCAGCTTCGTGCGCAGGGTGAGGGCACCTCGGCCGGCGGCGGCTACATGGTGCCGCCCGGCTTCCGTCAGAAGCTCGTGGAGCGCATGGTCGCCTACGGCGGCCTCGCGGCCGAGGTCGACTCGTTCAGCACGACCACCGGCAACAACATCGAGTACCCGACGCTGGACGACACGGCCAACCAGGGCGACATCACCGCCGAGTCAGCGGCCGTCGCGTCGGGCGCTGACATGGTGTTCGGCACGGTGAACCTGGGCGCCTACAAGTACACCTCGGCGGGCGCGGGCTCGAACCTGCCGCTCCGTGTGTCGGTCGAGCTGCTGCAGGATGCGGCGTTCGATGTCCAGGGCCTGGTGTCCCGGGTGCTCGGTACCCGCATTGCCCGCAAGCAGGCGGCGCACTGGTGCACCGGTACCGGTGTCGGCCAGCCGCTCGGACTGGTCGCCTCGTCGCTCACCGCCGACAACGAACTCGATACGCCCGACACGATCGACTACGACGACATCATGGACACCTACGACCTGCTCGACCCGGCGTACGAGCAGAACGCAGTGTGGATCATGAAGAAGAACACGTGGTCTCAGATCCGGTCGATCGTCGACACCGCCGGCCGCCCGATCATCCAGGACAGCACGGCCGGCATCGCCGGCGCTCCGGCGCTGTCGCTGTTGGGCTTCCGCGTGGTTCTCGACCAGGGGATGCCGACGCTGTCGAGCGCAGCCGATGGGAACTGCATCGCGTTCGGCGATTTCCGCGAGGCGTATGTGATCCGGCGCGTGTCCAACCTGGTCGTCGTGGTCAACCCGTATTCGCGCGCTGCGAACGGCGAGGTCGAGTACACCGCGTGGGAGCGGGCGGACGCCACCATCCAGAACCGCAACGCCTACGTGATCTGCCAGAACAACACCTGATCGGAGCGTATCTATGAGTACCACCGTCAAGTGGGACCTTGCCGGCGCGACCAAGATCGCATCGTCCAAGGTGACCATCGCCAGCGCCACAACGACCAGCTTCGACTTCGGCACGCCCGACGACATCAACCTTGCTGCGCTGACCACCTACCAACCTGGCGACCGCATCCTCGTCGTCCTCACGGCCTCGACAGCCGGCACCACGGACAGCCTGACGTGGGTCATCCAGGACGCGCCGGACAGCTCCGGCTCGATCGGCTCGACAGCGACGGCGAGCACGGCCGTCGTGGCTGGCGCGCTGTCCGCGGGCACCGGCGACGACTACTCGGCGTTCGCCGTGCAGGTCCAGCCGGGCCGGCCGTGGCTGCGGGTGCGGGTGACGTCGGGCGGCGCGACGGACACGTTCGTCACGCACTGCTCCGTGTACGCCGTACCGAGCAACGTCTGAGATCCGACCCATGGGTCGGCTTTAGAACCTGAAGGGAGGTAGCGGTCATGGCATGGGCACCGGACTACGCGACGTCGGCCGAGCTGAAGGCATACACCCGTATCGCCGACAGCGTCGACGACACGCAAGTTGCGCTTGCCCTGACCGCTTCCTCCCGCGCCATCGACCGAGCCACCGGACGACAGTTCGGCGTGGTTTCGCCGGCCGAGGAGCGGGTCTACACGCCGTTCTACGACCGGCACCGGCGGCGCTGGCTGGTCGCCATCGACGACTTGGCCACCACAACGAGCCTCGTCGTCGAGGTCGACGGGACCGCGGTCACCGCGTACACCCTTGAGCCGCGCAATGCCGTGCTCAAGGGCAAGGTCTGGGAGACGCTCGTCTTCGACACGGACTCCCCGACGCTGCCCACCGGCGTGGAGTTCGAGGTCGCGATCACGGCGCTCTGGGGTTGGAGCTCCGTCCCGTCGGCCGTGAAGCAAGCATGCCTGTTGCAGGCCCGGCGCGACTCGCCGTTCGGTGTGGCAGGCTCACCGGACCTCGGCAACGAGCTTCGGTTGCTGGCGAAGCTCGACCCGGACGTATCCGTCTCGCTGAGTGCGTACATCCGTTGGTGGGCAGCGGCATGAACCTCGACGACGTAATGGATGAGATCGCGACCCGACTCGACACAATCGCCGGGCTGCGCTGCTTCGCGTGGCCGCCCGGCACCGCCACGCCGCCGGCGGCGATCGTCAGCTACCCAAACGACTACACGTACGACGAGACGTACGGGCGGGGCATGGACCGAATGACGCTGCCGGTGGTGGTGCTGGTGGGTCGCCCGACGGACCGCTCGACCCGGGACGCGCTCGCCCAGTACGTCAACGGCTCGGGCGCGGCCAGCGTAAAGGCGGTGCTGGAGTCCGGCACGTACACAGCGCTGCACACGCTGCGGGTGATGTCGGCCGACTTCGACGTCTACCAGCTCGGCGGCACGGACTACCTCGCCGCGATCTTCGAACTCGACATTGCTGGACAGGGAAGCTAGCCATGGCCGCACTGACCGCCATCACACCGACCTACGCGGGTGCCGTCGCGGCGCCAGGGAACGTCGCGGCCAGCGACACCATCAGCGTCTCGGTGATGGGTCCCTACGGTTGCATCCTGGAGATCATAAACGGCAACGCGTCGCCGGACTCGATGACGATCTCCGACGCGTCGACAACGGTCACTGGAGCCTCTGCAGCGTCAAATGCGCCATCGGTCACCAACGCCACGTCGAAGGTGTTCCTCATCAAGCGCGACCAGGCCGTGCTTTCGACCGGCTTGGTCACCATCACTCACTCGGTGACCAGCTCGGTCACGTACAAGCTGTTCCCGGTCTAAGGAGGGACGCGCCATGACCTTTGTCCACGGCAAGAACACCTACATCTCGCTGAACGCCGTCGACTTGAGCGCGTTCACGAACACCTCCGAGTTCGAGCGCGAGGCCGACGAGCACGACGTGACCTGCTACGGCAAGAACGACCATGTGTTCTCGGGCGGGCTGGGCAAGGGCGCGGCGAAGATGTCAGGGATCTACGACAACGGCACCTCGGGGCCGCGCGACACGATCGAGCCGCTGATCGGCACCGTCGTGACGCTGATCCGCCGGCCCGAGGGCACCGGCTCGGGACTGCCGCAGGACAGCGTCTCGGTGCTGGTGAAGAAGTACGTAGAGACGAACCCGGTGGCGGACATGGTGGCGTGGTCGTGCGAGATGACCCTGTCCGATGCCGTCACGTCCACCAACCAGTAAGAGGGGCCACAGTGGACAAGGCGCAACTCATCGCCGCGGCTGCAGCCGCGCTGCCGACCGAAGAGGTCGAGATTCCCGGCGTCGGCACGGTAACCGTGCGCGGGCTGTCGCGTGGCGAATCGCTGCTCGTCGGCAAGGCCGAGGGCGACCCGACCGCGACCGAGCGGACCATGCTGCGCTTCGGCATGGTCGACCCGGTGATGACGGACGCCGACATCCGGGACTGGCTGAAGGTAGCGCCGAACGCGCACGTCGACCCGATCAGCCGGAAGATCGCCGAGCTGAGCGGCATGTTGGAGGACGCTCCGAAGGCCGCCTTTCAAGGCGATGGAGGCGGACCCGACGCTTGAGTTCGAGCTGTTCCTTGCGCAGAAGCTCGGTATGACGCGGGCGAGGCTACGCGAGGAGATGTCGGCTCAGGAGTTCGTCCACTGGGGTGTCTTCTACGCGAGGAAGGCGCAACGCGAGGAGCTGGCGCAGAAGGGGGCCGGACATGGCTGACGCGGTCCGCATCGACGGCCTCAACGAGTTCGTCCGCAACCTCAAGCGGCTCGACGCCGAGGTGCCCAAGGCGTTGCGCGTCGCCCTCAACGACGCGGCTGAGATCGTGCTCCGCTCCGGCCGCGCCGCGGCTTCCCTCAAGGCGCGCTCTACCCGTACGGCCGTGCGTGTAGCCGCCGGCGGGCGCAAGGCGCCGTACTACCCCTGGCTCGACTTCGGCGGCCGGGTCGGCCGGCGCAAGCAGACCAAGCGCCCGTTCATCGGCGACGGCCGGTACATCTACCCGGCGCTGTCGGCGAAGCGCGGCGAGTTCGAAGCTGCCGTAACTCGGGCGCTGCTCGGCGCGGCCGAGTCCGCCGGAATCGAGGTGAGCTGATGGCCGGGAACGAGGTCGTTCTCACCTTCGCCGGCAACTCCGCCCCGCTGGAGAACGCGTTCGCCCGGGTGGGCTCGGCCGCGGATGGCATGAAGGCCAGGGTGACCGAGAGCGCGTCGAGCTTCGACCGGGTCGGCGAAGGGGCCGACCGCGCCGAACAGCGGGCGATGGGCTTTCGCGACACCCTGACCGGCGTCCAGGACACGGCCAAGGGCACGTCGCTCATCATGAAGGGCGACCTGTTCAACGGGTTCCTCACGCTCGGCGCTGGTGTCGGTGACCTGGCGTCCGGGTTCGCGAACCTACTCATTCCCATGGCGAAGTCGATCGCGACGACGGTTGCGAGCACTGCGTCAACCGTGGCGCACGGCGTTGCGACAGTGGCGACCTCGGCCGCTACGAAGGTGTGGGCGGGCGTGCAGTGGTTGCTCAACGCCGCGCTGTCCGCCAACCCCATCGGGCTGATCATCATCGGCATCATCGCGTTGATCGCCGTGATCGTGCTGATCGCCACCAAGACCCGGTTCTTTCAAACGATCTGGGAGGCCGTGTGGGGGTTCCTGAAGGCCGTGGGGCACTGGTTCGCCAACGACTTCGCCGGCTTCTTCGTTAAGGCGTGGAACCTCATCGGCAAGGTCTTCGACGTGTTCAAGAAGACCGTGGCGGCGATCCCGGAGCGGCTCAAGAGCGATTTCGCGAAGGTGTTCGGGTTCATCACTGCCCCGTTCCGCGCGGCGTTCAACTTCGTGTCGGACGCGTGGAACAACACGATCGGTCGGTTGCGCTGGACGGTGCCGGACTGGGTTCCGTTCATCGGCGGCAACACGATCAGCGCGCCGAAGCTGCCGCGCTTTCACACCGGCGGCGTCGTCTCGGGGGCGTTCGGCGCTGAGACCCTCGCGGTGCTACAGGCGGGCGAGCGGGTCACCGGCGGCAGCAACGGCGGCGGCGGCGGGCAGATGCGGACCGTGTTCGTGGACCTCGGCGACGAGATCATGTCCATCATCAAGCGGAGGGTCGGCGAGCGCGGCGGCAACGTCCAGTTCGTACTAGGGAACGGCCGTGGCTAGCCACACCGTAGCGGTCGAGCTGTTCTACGACAGTGCGTGGAACGAGCACAGCACCGACGCCTACCAGCGCGACGGTATGACCATGAAGAGCGGCGTCAGCGACGAGTCGCAGGAGGCAACGCCGGGATCGGCGGTCTTCACCTTCGCCAACCGCTCCGGCGACATGAACCCGATGAACCCGAATGGCGCGCTCGTCGGGAAGATCGGGCAGAACACGCCGATCCGGATCACGATCGACGGTGACCAACGGTTCTACGGCGAGATGGCGCAGTGGAAACCGGGCCGGGCCATCAAGGGCGACGCGTGGGTAGGAGCGACCGCGGCCGGCATCCTGCGGCGGCTCGGGCGAGGTGTGGATCCGCTGCGCTCGCCGATCTACCGTGCGGTCAACTTCGCCGAGCCGATCGCCTTCTGGCCGCTGTCGGACGGGCAGAACGCGACGCAGGCAGGCTCGGCCATCTCCGGCGGCAACCCCCTCACGCCGGCGGGCACGGTGACGTTCGCCGCCGTGGACGGTCCGGCCGGCGACCAGCAGAAGTTTCCCGAGTTCGCCGACCCGGACACCTCCGTGCTGGTCGGCCAGCTGGCGGGTGTGGTTCCGGGCACCGATACCGGCGCCTGGTCGGTCGAATGGTGGTTCGCCGGCAAGGGCGTCCCGAGTAGCACGCCGTTGGCCGAGTGCATCCACGTGGCGTTCTCGGGTGCCGCGTTCGCGACGATGACGTGCCAGATCCAGGGCGGGACGGGCGGCCCGGTCATCAGCGTCTACTTCCTCGACGGCGCCGGCTCCGTCGTCGACGGCCCGTACGCCCGGTTCATCCAGCCCTTCGATAACGGCTGGCACCACGTGCGCGTGACCGCCGTGCAGAACAACCCCACGTCGGCCACCATCGCCGCCTACATCGACGGCGTGTTGGGCACGACCGCCACGTTCAACACCGACATCGGTTACCCGGTCGGTACCGTCGTCGCGCCCACCTCGGCGCAGAACAGCGACGTGACCTCGCTGTCGGTCGCCGATTTGGCCGTCTACGACGCCGCAGTTGGCGACCACTACGACGCCGGCCTCGGCTGGGCCGGCGAGCTCGCCGGCGACCGGTTCCTACGCCTGTGTGACGAGCAGGGCATCGACGCCGACGTGGTCACCGACCCGGCCGACACGCAACCGATGGGCATCCAGGGTGTCACGACCCTGCTGGAGCAGTTCGCCGAGATCGAACGCACCGACTGGGGCCGGATCTACGAGTCACGTACCTCGCTGCAGCTGCTCTTGCGCACCGGACACAGCATGCTCAACCAAGACAGCGTGCTGACGCTCAACTACAACGGCGGGGAGATCGCGCCCGTCCTCGAGCCCGTCGTCGGCGACGCGCACATCCGCAACGACGTCACGGCGGCCGGCCGAAGTGGCTCGACGGCTCGCTACGAACAAACCGCCGGCGCGTACAACGTGCAGGAACCAGGCACCGCCGAAGGTGCGGTGGGCCGCTACACAACCCGGATCGACGTCAACCCCGACGACCAGTCGCTACTGAGGGATTTCGCAGCGCTGCGGGTGTTTCACGGCACGTTCAACGGCACCTGGTACGAGTCGGTGACCGTCGACTTGGACGCGGCGCCGAGCCTCACCGCCGACGTCGCGGCGGTGACGATCGGCGACAAGATCACGCTGATCAACCTGCCCGAGGACGAGACGGCCGGCGCGGTCGAACACCTCGTGATCGGCATCGTCGAGCAGCTGCCCGACCAGACGCGACGGCTTATCACGTTCAACCTCGTGCCGGCGAAGCCGTACACCATGGGCATCCTCGGCGCCACGGACGTCGAGGGCTGGCTGGACTGTGGCGGCTCCACCACCAACGAGGCGCTCGACGCTACCGAGACCGGCGTCGACCTGCTGATCACGGACGACTGCACGTGGACCCATGCGGATGGCGACTACAACATCCTGATCGGCGCCGAGGAGATGACCGTGACAGCCGTCGGCGCCGTCGGCGGCTCGCCCGGTGCGCAGACCCAGACCTTGACCGTCACCCGCTCGGTCAACGGCGTCGTCACGACCCACTCAACCGGCGCCGAGGTGCACGTCGCCGACCCGTTCATCCTGGCCCTGTAGGAGGAAGCCGTGCCCATCGCGAGCGTCTCGGCCGGCAACCGGCTCACCGCAGCCAAGGTCAATGAGCTGATCACTCAGATCAACTCGCTGACCGACCCGGATTGGACCGACTACTCGGCATCGTTCACCTTGACCGCTGCGACTACCAACCCGACCAAGGGCAACAGCACCTACAGCGCCCGGTACCGCCGGCCGACGAACTCCGACCTGATCCACTACGAAGGAAAGATCACGATCGGATCGACCTTCAGCGCAGGTTCCGGCGTTTACCGGTTCTCCTTGCCGGTCAATGCGTCGGCCCTTGCCCAGGCGAACGCCGTTGGGCAGGCGTACATCTTCGACTCGGGCACGGCCAACCGGCAGGGGACGATCAGGCTGGACGCAGCTACCTACTTCCAGCTCTATCTGCACGACTCGCTGTCGGGCATCACAAACACCGGCTCCGGTACGGCGTGGGCGACCGGCGACATCATCGCCTGGTCGGTGTACTACGAGCCGGCCTAGAAGGTCAGGGCGTTGACCGGCGGCCCGACCAGCGTGCGGGCCGCCGGCTCGGCGGGCTCGAGGTCCGGCGTCGGCGCGCCATACAGCACCCTGGACACCACCCGGTCGCGCACCTCGGGCTCCACGCCCTCCGCGGCCATCGCCTGGTCCACGTGGTTGAGCAGCGCCTTGAGGTAGCGCAGATACCCGGAGTCGGGGTCGCTCATACCGATGTCCTCCGTGCCGATGTGGTGGAGGGGGCACGCCGCCAGGGATTTGAAGACAGGCCACCTGTCGGCGCACCCCACGACAACCTATCTAGAGAACCTAGAGAACACAACGTCGCTATGTTCCCCACATCGCGTGACCTGCATGATCGGGACGTGCCCAAGATCCCGATGTCGTCCGACCAGATCGTCAACGACCTGGCCGAGCGCATCCGGTTGGGCGAATACGAGCCGGGCCAGCAGTTGCCGACCTACGCGGTGTTGGCGAACCTCTACGACGTGAGCCCGGCGACCATCGCTATCGTCGTCCGGATCCTGAAGGAACGCGGGCTCGTGGTCGGCGTCCGCGGCCGGGGCACCTACGTGCGGGTCGATGAACCGACTTAGACGCATACCTCGGCATACGTCCGGGCATTCTCCAGCCTCTACGGCGATCGTAGGACGTTTCCGCAGGTCAAGCAGGTGCGGACGGATGTCAGCGATGACATTTCTCCGCACCTGTCCCGAGATGTCAGCATTAACATCGCGGGACACGGAGCGTGAACCCCTGTTGTTGATGTACCGATAAACCTATGCCGGACGCTCGCGGCCTCAGCGCTCAAACCGCAGCTCAGCACAGCGTTCAGCAGGGTACAGACAACTGTTATCAGGACTATGCGCAGACCAACGCGGAGCAGCTTATTCGCATGCTGACCAGCGGTTTTCCCGATGCCGGGGAACCTGTCGGTCGTTGAACAGCGCTCCTAGTTCCGATAACCTTCGCCCATGCATCCTGACTTCGACACGCTCATGACCAGCTGGGAACTCTCGCTCCGCGCGGACGGCTACGCCGACAACACCGTCTCCTCCTACCTGCGCGCGGTCGCTGACTTCGCCGGCTGGCTCGACGAGGGCGTTGCTCCCAGCGACGTGACCCGCGACCAGATGCGCACGTGGGTCGTGCACGTCCGGGACTCGCGCTCCTCGGGCACCGCGCGGTCGCTGTTCGCAGGGGTGCGCCACTTCTTCCGGTGGGCGCTGGCCGAGCAGGAGATCGAGCGCGATCCGACCGCCGGCATCAAGACGCCGGCCCCGAACGATCCGGTCACGCCGGTGCTCAAACTGGAGGAGATCAAGCGCATCTTGGCCACCTGCTCCGGCCGGAACTTCGTCGACCGGCGCGACGCCGCGATCCTCTACGTCTTCCTGGATGGTGGTCTCCGGCTCGCTGAACTCTCCGGACTCACCGTCGATGACGTCGATATCCGCGACCGCGTGGTGCACGTGCTGGGCAAGGGCTCCAACAGAAGCGGTCCCCGGCGGCGCGCCGTTCCGCTCGGCGTGAAGTGCGCGCAGGCGCTCGACCGCTATCTCCGCGAGCGGCGGCGGCACCCGCACGCCGACCTCCCGGCGCTGTGGCTCGGTGCCCGCAACCGCGGCCCGGTCAGCCCGGATGGCATCGACGCGATCCTCAAGCGGCGCGGCGCACAGGCTGGTGTGTCGATCCACCCCCACCAGCTTCGACACAGCTGGGCCAGCGAGTTCCGGTCGGCCGGCGGCAGCGAAGGCGACCTCATGATCTTGGGTGGCTGGAGGTCGAGGGCGATGCTCGACCGCTACGGGAAAGTCGCTGCCGGAGACAGGGCACGCGATGCATACCGTCGGTTGTCGCTCGGGGATAGGCTTTGACACTGTCCACAGTGGATTCCACTATGGACGGTAAGGCAACATAGGGCCTCAAGTTTGTTGGTGAATTGCCAATGACAACTTATGTGTCGTAGGCACATTCGCGGAGCAAGTGTTCGAATATCTTACACGAGGATTCGTACAGACGTTCGGACGCGCGGCGAGACACGCCGACGAAAACACGGCTGGGGTCGCGCACAGTGCTCGTTGGACCTGATAGAACTGTGTTGCGGGTCGCCCTCGGGTGAGCCGCGACGGAACAGTGTGAGGGCAACGCCCGCACACTGCCCCGTCTCCTCGTTGACCTCCGGCTTGAGGGCCGGGTGCCGTCGGAGACAGCGCGCCAACGCTGTGCACCGACATCCGCGAAGCTAGCCGATGTGGCGACACGCCGCAATGGCACACGCGGGAGGCGCGCGCGCTCTCCATCCGGACTTAGCCCGAGAGGGTTACTTCCGCATGCACAAGAGTGCCAGCACGACCAGGCTCAACAAGCAGAAGGCGGCCCACACCTCCTGGGCCATGACCCCGGATCGGTCGGCCCGCACGGCGCCGGCGCGAAAAGCGGCGCTCGATCGATTCGAGCGGCAGGTCCGTGAGCTGTTCCCAGATCTCGATGACGTCGAGGTCGCCATCCGGGCGGCGCACCTCCGCAAGGCGCACTTCTTGTCGATGGCCGCCAAGTCGGCCGAGGTCCGCCGGGCCCGGGCCGGTGCCTGATGGACAAAGAGCAAGGCGGCCCGGTTAGCCCCCGGACCGCCTCCAAACCGCACATCTCCGTGTACGCCGATCGTAGCGCAAAGCGCCGTATCGAGCTGCATCACCGGCTCGTGCGTCGTCGCAGGTGGAGCCGCGAGCTCGACGCCATCTGCCGCGGAGACAGGTGGAACCGCTGATGCTCCAATACGGCGAGGACTGGTCGTGCGAGCACGGCGAGCCGCCTGACGACTGCCCGCAGTGCGACCCGTACAACATCGATCCGGACGCGGAGCCGCTGACCGACCTCGGCAACGCTCGGCGGCTGGTCGCTGCGCACGGCAAAGACCTGCGCTTCATCCCGCCGTGGAAGAAGTGGTTCGTCTGGGACACCAAACGGTGGGCACGCGATGTCACCGCGCAACACCACCGCTGGGCCAAGGAGATCGCGCGCTCGATCACCGAAGAGGCGCGCAAGCTGCCCGACGGCTCCGAACGCAGGAAGATGCTCGCGGAGGCGAAGAAGGCGACCGACACGGAGGTGAAGAAGGCGCTCACCGAGGCGGCCGAGCTCCTGCCGACCGGCGAGGCGCGCAAGCACATGATGGACGCCGGCCGGCGGGCCGAGTCGGCACCGGGCATTAGGGGCATGCTCGAGCTGGCGGGCACCGAGCCCGGCGTCGTGCTCGACCCGGTCGAGCTGGACAGCGAACCGAACCTGCTCAACACGCAGTCGGGCATGTTGGACCTCGAAACCGGCATCCTGTGGCCGCACGACCCGAGTCGCAACCTGACGAAGATTACGGCGGCCGGCTACGACGAAACCGCGCAAGCACCGCAGTTCGCGGCGTTTCTTGAGCGCATTCAACCTGACCCGAAGATGCGGGAATTCCTCGCTCGGTTGCTCGGGCACGCGTTGATGGGCAAGGTGACCGAGCACATCTTGCCCATCTTCCACGGGGTTGGCGCCAACGGGAAATCAACCCTGGTCGAGTTGGTACGCAAGGTATTGGGCGACTACGCGGCCACCGTCGACCCTGGTCTACTCATCGACCGTGGCGAAACCCATCCGACCGGCGTCGCCGACTTGTTCGGGCTCCGGTTGGCCATCACACACGAAACCGACTCGGGCCGACGGCTGGCCGAGGGAACCATTAAGAGATTGACCGGTGGCGATCTCGTAACGGCGCGCCGAATGAGGGAGGATTTCTGGTCCTTCGAGCCAACACACTCACTCGTGATGATCACGAATCATGCGCCTGTGGTCACAGGCACAGATGAGGGTATCTGGCGACGGCTCCGCATCGTTCCGTTCGAAGTCGTGATTCCGGTGGAGGAGCGCGACAGCGACCTACCGGACCGGCTCTACGAGGAGCGCGATGGTGTCCTGCGCTGGCTTATCGAGGGCTACCGCGCGTATCTCCAGCACGGCCTCAACGAGCCGGACAAGGTGACCGAGGCGACCAAGGGCTACCGGAACAACAGCGACATGTTGGGCCTGTTTCTCGATGAGAAGTGCTACAAGGGCGGCGGCGAGCACGTCTCGGTGCGATCCAAGCAGCTCTATGACGCCTGGGTCGCATGGTGTGTGGTCGAGGGCATCAAGGAGCCCGGCACCAACAAGGCGTTCAGCACCGAGATCGAGAAGCGCGGCTACGACAAGAAGAACGACAACCGCGGCGCTTTCTGGAAGGGCCTTGGCCTACAAACCGACGATCAAGAAGAACCATCCTGACCAGCGAAAGTGGTGGGTTGTGGTGGGTCTAAAGGTTAACTCCATACGCGCGCGCGCATACGTGCGCGCATGTGCGCGCGCGTGAAGAAACAACCTTTGAACCCACCACAACCCACCACTAGATCAACCAAACGAAGGAGAAGACCGTGGCAACGACCACGACCCGCAAGGTGGCCAAGGCCGCACCGAAGAAGGCAGCTCCGGCCGTTACGGACGTCGTCGAGCTCGATGAACTCGCGGACGCGATCGCCGCGCTCCGCAAGGTGCGCAGCCAGATCGAGAAGCTCGACAAGGTCAAGTCGAAGCACGAACGGGCCATCAAAGAGGCTCTCGGCGACGCGACCAGCGGCACCGTCGCCGGCGAGAAGGTGGTCACCTGGGCTCGCACCGAGCGCAAGACCGTCTCGGTCGAGCTGCTGCGCGAGAAGTACCCGGAAGTCGCTGACAACTGCGTCAAGATCGTGCAGGTCCGCACGTTCCAGTTGGTGAAGCCGGAATGAGCATCCTCGACCTCATCCGGCGCTTCGTTGCCGGCTACCGTCGCCCCGCACATCGGGGCGGCCTTCCCGGGCATGCCTGGCTCGTCATCACTTCGGGCCAACCCGAAGCGATTAGAAACTAATCATGAGCCGATCGTGGGCAGGTGGCAGCACCCGGCGCTGGCGGAAGACCCGCGCCGCGGTGCTGCTGGCCAATGCCAACGAGAACGGCGGCCGTTGCCAGCTCGCCATCAAGGGCGTGTGTACGGGCATGGCCGAGCAGGTACACCACACCAAGGGCAAGGCGCACGGGGACCGCATCGAGGATCTGGTCGCAGCGTGCAAGGCGTGCAACCTGCGTGTCGGCAACCCGGGCCGGATCAGCCCGGAGCCGCGGCCGGTGTCACGA